CTCATCTTCAATAACCGTTTTGCCTTGCCAAGATAGTGAAAAATTTTGCGGGCTAGAAATTGCTCTCCTGTGCTCTCTCAAGAATTCCGGATCATGTACTCCATATGGGAAAGACGCAAAGAATTTGTTTGGGACAAGCCAACTGCTGAGTCTTCCAATCATTTCATTTGCCACCTTGGCCCCATACAAAACACTCCATGCAAGACTATCCCTCTTATCTCTATCATGTGGATGCACAGCTATATAATAAATTGGGATCCTGACTCTAACCTCATGTGGGAATACTTCAAAACTTCTATACGCGTAGGCGGGGTCTTCAATATAATCTCCAAGTCTAGCCCTGATCAACGGCATCATATCATTATGACAAACTACAAATATCGTCTCACACCCCGCATACCCGCAATCAATTACAGACCTTTCTATGGCAAGATAGTTTTTTGCAATCGGCATTAAGCAATCATGCCATGGCATGTTAAAATCCAGCTTTTGTCCGGCTACCGGGACAACCCCGGCGAGATGGTATCCGGGCTCCATTAAAGGACCTCGTTATCAAAGGTTATGTTCCCAAATTTAATAAATTCTTTCCATCTCCGTGGCATAATCTCTCTCTTCATAAAATCTAATTTAATAGGCCGGTACCTAGGTACATCGGGCTTGTGTCTATAAAATCCATTCCGTGGGCCTTTTAGTTCATTTTCTTTAAGGGTCCTTTCTGCGCTAAACCTGCTCATTGTATCGGAGAAATCAAACTTTTTAAGTTGTTTATCAGTGAGAAAAGACTGTGCAATAACAAGGTTCTCCGGTTTTTTCCTAATGATGACTTTCTTCGCCAAAGCGCTATCTTTATTGTATAATTCTAAAAAATGTACTTCTCTATTTATATTTGATTTGAACCAATCATATACAATATTTATATCTGTTTTTTGAGCTATAGTAAATGGCAAACCAGAAATCAAATTATCATCAAAAATACGAAGTGTCGTATAGTTGGCTTTGATCCTCGTAGTATCAGATATGATAATACTCAAAAGATTGTCCTCAGGTTCAATTCTAATTGAATCTATTTTTCGGTTAATGGGGGCTTTACCCTCAAGACACAAATCGAACAGAAGCTGGTCTATCAGCATCTTTCTGTTTGCTATCATTGTGTCGTATTCAATGGATCGAAGTGTCTCTTCGTCCCTGAATATCTCGAACTGGAACGTCTCCTCTAGCCCGTTGACAATGAGCTTACAATTATTTTTCTTCGCATAAACAAAAGAGGCCAGATTGTTTCCAATCACAACCTCTCCCCAGTTATAAATATGGTTGCCTACCCTAGCATCCAATTGGTGGCTCACAGGATAACTTTCTTGCCTTATCTCGCCAGTCGTTTAAAAGCCTAAGATGATTCGGCACTTCTCGGCATCGACCACCCTTTTTAGGATAACGAATACCAGTCACCCAGGCACCTATCCATATCCTGGTCTCGTTCCTGAACCTGCATTGCTTTTTAACTTTCTCAAGCTTGCTAACGATATGTTTCATCCATCCATCCGCAGCGGAGATGGGATTCGTTCGCACAGTCCCATATGCCTTTTCGTACACAGGCCATTGTTGGAGTATACCTATTGCTTTTGGTGTCTTCCCATCTTTGCTAAATTTTCTATCTCCCTTCGCTAGTGGATTGTAACCGGACTCCATACACGCAGCGGCAAGAATCATCCCTCTAAGATGATATGGGACATTATATTTCTCTTCTATCTCAACTAAAGACCATAACAGATCGATATCAATATTCTCAGATTTTGCGTATTTACAATGATTAGCAGCAATCTCTACAATATTTTCATAAGCATACGCACCAGCCTCGCAGTCTTTCAGGGGTTGCGGGCTCGCGACAAAAATCGTCGTTAAAGCTAAAATTAAAGCAGTCATTCTATTCTCCTTCTCCGTTTGTTATAGCAAGCACATAATTCTCTAACAATAAATTAACCTCTTCGTCTGCCACGCAGACGGTTTGTAGCATGGAATTTTCAAAGATTATTTCATCGCCCTCGGACAAATCAATTTTGCAATCTTTTGCTATTAATTGAACCTTTCCGAAACCGTATTGCTCGGCGGGTTTGAACCCCTCCGGAAGAAGCACCGTTGACGAGTCTTCCTCGTCTGTCGATTTAACATCAATTAAAATCATTCTGTTCACCGGTCTAAAATTCATCGGATCCTCCTATCCACATTTAGCATAACCACAAGATGTGCAAGTTATACAGCCTTCGACATATATGAGACCCTCGGAATTACATTCCGTGCAAGTTTTATCGGATGCCCTGCTGCCATCTTGAATATATTTTTTTAATACTCTCGCAATCACTTTTGAGAAACTAAACACATCACTATCTCTATCCTTATTTAATTGTTCTACGACATATTGTACACCAGAACCATGTCTCATTGCAAGAGAAATCATCCTGGTAAACACCGAGTGGTTCGGATTATCGAAAACTTTCACAACATTTTTAATAACAATTTCGTCTCCATCCTCGCCGAACTTCAAATCATAAACGCTATTGGTGCTCTTTCTTGCATGCTTTACAATCACGCCTTCTGTGTATTTTCTCGGTATTTCAACAAAAGTAGATAAGCCGCCCATAATTTCATAAGGTTTATCTCCAATCAGACCTACTAATATGGTCCACTCCTCCCCTCTAATCGTTGGCCTATGTATTTCGCAATCAAGTTCAATGGGCCGTTTTGGAGAATTGTTTTGAGGGAAGAATTCAACGGATTTCTCCGTTGAATCCTTTGATATCAAGACTCCGGATCGCGACCCATCAACATAAACTGTAACTCCCTTAAGGCCACTTCTCCATGCATCAAAATATAGATCTCCTACTATTTTGGAAGAAGTCCCTTTTGGTAAGTTGATTGTTGAACTGATTGAATGGTCAATATGCCGCTGTATGGTTGACTGTATCCCAATTCTTTTCGTCCAATCAATTTGATTGCTTTCAGTGAAGAACCCAGGTAAGTCATCAACTCCATATTTATCAATATATTGTTGTGCGTTGTGATGATAAACCTTAAACTCCTTCCATCTATCCCCTAGATCATCTACAAAATCAGCTTCCGTCTCCTCACTATGATCCAATTTTCTTCTACGAATATAAGAGTTTCTAAACACTGGCTCTAGTCCGGAGCTTGTCTGGCTCATGATAGAGACCGATCCAGTTGGAGCATTAGTCAAAATAGAGATATTTCTTCTCCCGTGCTTTTGTATTCTTTCTCGTAATCTTTTTGGTAGAGACTTTATAAAGGCATTGTCCTTCTCGGTATCCCAAGAAAAGACAGGAAAGGCGCCTCTCTCGATAGCAAGTTCTACGCTCTCTTCATATGATGAGATTTTCAAAGTCTTATAAATTTTATCAATAACCTTGAGACTTTCGTCCGAATCATAGGCTAGATTCAGACAGGCTAGCGCATCTGCAAGCCCGTGAGTGCCGAGACCAGTTCTTCTACCGTTCGTGCAAGTATCATAAAGTTTTTGCCATAATTCCTTTTCATCCGGTGTGTCTGACACCGTTCTGATATTTTCAAGCTTTTCCAGTTCCAGTTCTACAAGATCGTCAGACAGCCGCATCGCAGACGAAACTATCTGTGAAAATTTCTTAAAATCAAAAGCCGCCTTCTTAGTAAACGGATTTTTTACAAAATTCTTTAAATTAATCGAGATGAGCCTACAGCTATCATAGGCTGATAGTGGCAATTCCGCACAGGGATTGACACACGCTGTCTTAAACTGGGCGTACTCATTTGCTGGGAGATACTTCAAAATGTTATCCCACATTAAAAGCCCCGGCTCCGCCGTTTTAGTAGCAGACTCTACAATAAGATCCCAAAGCTTAACAGCATCTATTTCTTTGGTTATCGTAGGGTCCTTAGCATCAATTGGAAATTGCAAAGCAAACATTTGCTTGTTTTCTACCGCTTTCATGAAGCGATCACTTATTTTGACAGATACATTCGCACCAGTGACCTTCGTTAAGTCGTGCTTCATTCTAACGAACTGTTCAATGTCCGGGTGCCTGATATCCATGCTAATCATCAGCGCCCCACGGCGACCGTTTTGGCCAATCATTCGACACACATACGAATAAAAATCAGCGAAGCTCCACGCACCACTAGTAGTCCCAGCGGAATTATTTACAGATGCCTTCTCGGGGCGTAAATGAGAAATATCAAGTCCGACTCCGCACCTACGCTTAAATAAATTCGCGATATCTTTGCCAGTATCTACAATGGAGGAAATATTATCTTCAGGCGGGCCGACAACTACACAATTCGATAAAGATACATTAACATGGTTGTTCCCAATCCCCATCATAGGAGACCCTTGAGGGACAATGTAATCAAAATTGTTTAACACTTCAAACACTCGATCTTCCGACATTGCGCGCGTACCATTAAATTTCTTTTCCACCCTTGCAAATTCTTTAGCAAGGCGCTTGTGCATGTCTTCCGGCGTCTTTTCTAAAAAATTGCCGTCCTTATCCTTTAAGCAGTATTTCGTCAGCCAAACATTAGCGGCCAGTTCATCACCATTAAAATATTCTAAAGCGCTTTGTTCCGCTTCTCTTTTATCGTACATTCACTTGCTCCTTTCCTCCCATTGTTCGTACACTTTTTTCATTTCTCTTTGTTGTCTCTTGACCTCATTTACCTCCATCTCATCAATAGTCTCATCAGTCGGTTCTAATATTTCTATCTTGACATTTGAAGTATCAAAGAGCAGAGGGAAGACCATTCCATCGGGACCATTGCGATTTTTTGCAACATACATCTTGCCCGTATTCGCCACCTTATCTTCTTTAGTGCGAGAAATTGTACAAATAAAATCAGACACAAAGCACTTGTTAAAGGCTTCCGATATAGCTTCCATAGTAATCACCGCTTGGTTCAATCCAGTCCTGTTAGTTTGGGAGGCTGTCCAGATCGGACATTCATATTCTTTTGCGATTCCTCGCAACTCTTCATAAATAGATTCTAGTTGGTTCCTTTTCTCTTTAAAATTCGTTACCGGCTTGAGAATATCCGCATAATCAACTATGATTAAATCAACTTTTTTCTCTCTTTTCAATAACTTATCTAGAGAAGATCGTAGAGTATTTGTTGATGCAGATTTTGTTGGATATTCTTTAATAAAAAGTTCTCCGTCCATCTCTAAACAAGTTTCTTTAATTCTATCTTTAAATGCGTGGAGGCCCGAAAGCGGATATCTTGTGATACAACTATCATATCGTTGTCCTATTACTTCCTCCGATAGTTCTAGTGTGTAATGAGCAACCGTCTTCCCTTCCTTTAGAGCAGAGGCTCCTAAGTGAACAAGCGCATGTGTTTTGCCCGCGCCAGTAGGGGCGACAACAACCCCCAGTTCTCCTTTCCCTAAGCCACCTTTGGTTATCTTATCTACGCGAGGCCACCCCGTGCTTACCGGATTTCTTGCCTTAAACAAGTACCTCAATTCGAAATCTTTCTTATAATCGTGGCCATGATCATTATCAATGCCTAACTTAACAGCTTCATCAATGACATTTTTAATCTCTTCAAAAGAAGAGTTGTCTAACAGCCCCACCGAAATCATCATTGCCTCCTTTAACTTTTGCTTTTTACAAAAATCTAAAGAAGTATCTTTGACATACTCGGAATCCTCTATCTCTCTTATCCGAATTCGTGTAAAAAAATCACGAACTTGCTTTTTTATAAGGTCGGGTTCTTCCTCCAATTCTGTTCGTAAGATAGAATCTAATATCTCATTGCTGGGATGTACACTGTACTTGCTTCTATACCCAAAAAGAAGGTTTGTAAATACTTGTAGGTATTTTGATTCAAAGAACTTGATGTCCAGCACTTCCTGCATCTGTTCTGAGAATGGTCTATCCTCCAGAATTAACTGGGCAAGCTTCTCCTGAAAGTTTTTTCCATATAGAGAAAAGTCTTGTTGCAATTTCCCCTCCTAATATTGCTTTACTATAGAGGATACAGACCTATTTGTCAACCAGTATCTTGTTGAACCGCTGGAAAAGATCCAGCCAGCTAGTTTCTCCGAACCCATCCTGCGACATCATCTTAATCACCTCGGTCTTATTAAAAATGAGATCATCTTTGCCGATAATTGATCGGATTTTCATTTTGGTGCTAGCACTAATGCTAGGGGAATGAAGTTGCATTAGCTTATAGTTCTCTCTAATAAGATTTTCTTCTTGTAAAATTGATGAATACGCCTTAACACCGTCAACGTTCTTCCTACAGTGTTCTATAATGTCTCTTACCATGTACTCTTCTTCATCTTCCATAAATGGGAAACGCTTCTTAACCGTTGCTAGGCCCACCCCTTTCGCTCCCGGAAGATTATCATTCTTGTCTCCGGCGATGGCTCTCGCTAGTGCAAAGTTATTAGGATGAATTCCATATTCATTAATTACTCTGTTAATATTGAGAACTTGTTCTTGGGTTGGCCGGTACAAAACTGTTTCCTTGTCTAGTATTTGTATAAAGTCCTTGTCACTTGAAACTACAATCTTTTGCCAATTTGTATAATCTTCTAATTTAACAGCGAATGCTATTAAATCATCTGCCTCTATACTCTCAAACATTAGCTGGGAAACTGGCATATAGCTCAAATATTCTACAAGCCTCGTTTGCTGCCAGACTTTATTTTGGAGTTCTTGATTCTCTGTCAAATTCCTTATAGAGCGGTTTAATCGAATAGGATTTCTCCCTTCTTTATAATTCTTATTGATACTCTTTCTGCGCCGCGACCCTCCGGCGCCGTCCCAACAAATAACAATCCTATCCGGCTTTGTATCACGGACGAGCTTTTGTAAAATCTTTAAAAATCCCTTCATACCACCAATTGGTTGTCCATTGGTAGATAAGGAAGGGTCTACAATATAAGCTCGATAATAGGAGTTCAGAGCATCTATAAATAATACTCTTTTAGTCTTTACCTTGTATTTTTTCAACTCGCAACACCTTGAACGCCAAAGTCCCTTCGATCTTCTTCGCAGATAAAGCAAGCTTGTTTAAATGAAGCTTTAAACTTGGATTCGTTAAGAAGAATTTGAGGGTGCATATTGTGATCTCCGATGTCTCGCTAAGACTTTTTGATGGTGATGAAATATTGACAATAGTGACTCCGCATAAGGCTCTCATTTCGTCAAGGATTTCAGTGATGTTGCGATCTTTACTAGACTTTATAGACACTTCCGCTTTATAAGCGTCATATTGCAGAGCCTCTAAAACAACTTCTCTAACTTTACCCTTTAAAAACATATATTTGGCCTCTAGGTATAAGTAGTCCGGAGTCCGATTAGAGCCTCACTTACTGTGCATCAACATTATAAAAGTCTGCGGCGTCTCCTGTTCTATTGTGGAACTTAAGAATAATTTCTTCTTCCATGATCTCAAGAACGCGATTCTTAAACTTATCGTCTTTTAGTTTTTCATTCCAGCCAGCAGACTGAAACTTTTCTTCGGTGCCGTCGCCATACGAAATCGAATACCACGGCCCCCTAGAGGCGAAATGCTCAGAAGATTTGATGGCCTCAAGCCAACTTTCCTCATCCTGTACTCTCACTTCATCGCCCCACAGGATCTTAAAAGTACATTCACGAGCTTGAGTTCCAAACTTGGATTTCTCAAGCTTTGCTTTGACTTCCGAACCAATTCTAAAGCCGTTGTCGTCTTTTACAAACGAAGCTTTAGACTTGCGCCCAGTTAGCCATATGCGCAAGTCATATGCGTAGTGCATGGCCTTTCCTCCCGGTGTGAAATAAGGAGTAGTCATCGCTTCAGCCACATTAGACGTAATATTGGTCTTAAGCTGGTTCAGGACCAGGAACGTGGCCTTCGCGTTGGCAAGCGGTATAGTTAATTTTGCCATGCCCTTAGACAGAATACGAGGTTTTACGGCCATAGACGAGAGTGGATTGAAATCCCCCTCGATATCAGTAACTGCCGGGGTCAGAGCGAGGCTGTCCCAGATAAACAACATTTTGTTTTGGTTGCTACCCAACAACTCTTCTATGGTCTCAAGCACGAACTCCACACTCTCCGCTTGGATATAGAGCACTTTTTCTAAATCGCACCCAGCCTTTGACAAGAACTCCGGGTCTATCGCCGATTCCGAGTCAAAATAAATAACATCTATATCTTGCTTCTGGGCGTTTGCCGCGATCATAGCCGCAACATATGATTTTCCCGTGGATTCCAACCCGGCAATCTCTGTAATTTTACCTATCGGTATTCCCGCCATCCTGCCTTTGCAGATGATTGAGTCCAGCCATCTAGAGCCGGTTGGTATCCAACCCGCTACTTGGGTTGGGTTATCTTGTGTCAAATTGTAGGCCAGATCGTATCCTGCTTTGCGATTAATAATTTTACGCATTTCATCCATACTTAATCGACCTAAATCGCTATTAGCTTCTTTTTTGCTGCGCCTTGGCATTGTAAAATCCTAATTATGGTAAAGGGGCAACACGAGATGTAAAGCCGAGGGGGGCCAGCAAAACATCTCGTGTTGCCAAGCTGCCTATGAGTTTACTAGCTCATTAAAGGCACTATCGACAGAATTGTCTTCACTAGTGAGGGTGGCCTCAGTCGTGTTAGAGGTCGCTGCCTCAGACAATTCTTCATCGATGCTAGTCATATAGTCATGAAGCATCTTCCCGACATCTTCGGGAGTTGGCCGCTCAAAAATAGTTGTCACATCCGGAATTGCATCCAAAAGACGCCCAGCCTCGTCGCTGTCTTCTACCAATGGAGAAGTGCGTCGGCGAGGAGTGATGGTAGTCTGCGGAAATTGCGCCCCTGTGGGCTTCCCATAGGAAATAACCAAATCTGTTCCGTTGTCAACATCAGTGATATCGCCATAATCAGGATTGAGAACTAAATTCAGCAGTTCCTGATATGCGGTCCGCCCGAATCCCCAAATGCGTACACCTTGCTCTTCCTCCCCTCTCACAAGGACCGGAGCGAAAAAGCGTTGCCTAGCGCTAAGATTCTTCGCCATCTTAACGCTATCCGGATCTCCCTGCTTATAGAGGGTGCGGACGAAATCGTCAAGAGGGCACTCATCTCCATAGTTCTTCTTCGGGCTCAAAAACGGGGTGTTGTTCCCAAGATTATAGTGGAACCAAAACTCCTTAAATGGATCACCATCAGGCGTGGGAACAATACGAATTGTTTGCTCGCCATCCTTCGGTCGCCAAAAGTTATTCTTGTCGCTGCCCTTGCGGTTCAAGGTCGCCAACTTCTCTTTCATTTTAGACATATCGATACCCATGATAAACTCCTTTTAATCAACGGGATAGAGTATGGTTAGCAAATTTTCCAACCATCTCAATTGTGGGTATACTATAGCCTATACAAATTGATTTGTAAAGCTATAAACCAATTTTTTGTTCCTGGATATATGAGCAATGGGCCAGACAGTAGGCGTAATCCTGTTCATATTCAGTAGGATAAACCCCGAATGATGCACGTAAATTTTCATCATTTTTTTCTTTGACCGCAGTAGTTAATTTACGAAGGAGTGTCCCATCAGTCTTCAGCCGTTCGTTGTTAATGGCGTAATAAAGGACGACCTCCCTAGGGTATTCGAGATCATAAAAATACTTCGTATTCCCGCTATTAATATCAACCAGGCCGATAGAAGAAATCCTGCATATATCAAGGGATTCTCCAAACGTGTTTATCACTGGTTCCGTATTTCGGCAAACGTTGAGCATATGGATTGTGGAAACCAACAATTGATTTATTTTCTCGTGATACCCAATAACCGGGACGTCGCCAAGAGCCTGTTCTATTTTTGAGTTTTCTATAATATATAATCTCTCTAAAAGCGCCGATCTCGCGTATTGCTGTAGAACATTGAATACTACGTTATGCTGCTTTTCTTTGGTCTCCGATAACAAAGAGGTGTCCGGCTTCACATATAATACATGGATAGGATGAGCTTTCAACTTTTCCAGAATCCGCAAGACAGCACCGGAGATATCTCCCGATCCTCCTATAACGAAGAGAATGGGTCCACTTATTTTCTCAAAAAATGCTTTTTTTAATCTTGTTTTTGCTTCGTAGTCTTCATGTGTTTTTTGAGGAGTGATATAAAGATAATTCTCTTCATTGCTCTTTTTAGAGTTTATTTTATATACATCATATTGTGGGTATACACCGAAGCATTCCGCAATCGCGCATCCAGCGTCTCCTAACCCAATAACTGTTTCCATTATAGCCTCTTTGTCTTCATGGAGCCGTAATTCTTACCCACGCTCATGTTTATTTTGAATTTTGCCAAATCAGTACCTGAAAACGCTTCGACAATCTCATTAAGAAGATGTTTATCCTCCATGCTAAAATCGATAACCAACGAGTCGTGTACTGAGAAGGCCACATAAGACTTCTTCTCTTTCAAAACGTTCGCTACTTTTATCATCACCCGCAAGAACAGATCGCTTGTAGTGCTCTGCACAATATAATTGAACGCGCGTCTGGTATCTACTTCAATTCGTCGATCAAAGGGGGTGATAACTTCTTGGCCATTAAAATATTTATCCGTAATCTTAGTTCTATGGAATACTCGCTCTAGAGTATCGTTCTTCGCAACAGGGTTATATAGCCATGCAAAGACTTTTTTCTTAATCTCATCACGGGTCTCGTCAGAGGTGAACACTTCTTTAGCTATCCATTCGTGAATATCTTGATCTGGTTGCTCAACCCCTGATAGAGCTAGGGCCGTGCGCAGTTCTGCAGCATTAAAATCTAATTCAATGAAGAGATCGTTGTTTGGTTTGATGACAGACCTAAAATCCTTATCAATCGTTAGAATAGGGAACGAATCCTTCTTGGTAGTTAATCTCCCTGTTCGTGTTCCTACAATATCATAATTGATATAGGGCGAAAGTACATTGATCTTCTTAAGGAACGCGCGAGTCTTTGGCTTGGCAAAAATTTTCTTTACCCCATTGATATCGATATTTAATTTTCGATATCTAATATCGTGTAAAACAGCAGTAAGGTCTCGCAAGAAATCATAATTGTTTGGCTTCTCGTAGTTGTCAAATACATGCTGCGTGATCTGGTTCTTTACATCGCAATATTCAAGCAAAAACCGATCTTGAACTAGATCAAAAAAGCAAAGATTATTCATATCAACGAGAGCTATCCCAAATGAGCGCCGGAAGGCTTTTAACTTCTTATTGATGCTCTCCCACCTATCTTTCAAACGAGGCGGGCAGACATCATCTAAAGAGCATCCTACGCAATATAAATTAGCGTATTCTACATCCCCGGAAACATAAGGGGCATAATTCCAAGTTTTAGTGAGGCCAGCAGGAATATCCTCAAGATTGAGAGAACCTTCCGAGTAGACCGCAACACACTGGTTTTTGTCGTCAAGCGTTTGGAATAGCATACTAGACCTTTACGTCCATCCTTCTTTTTACTTCAAGATCACTATAGAAGGAAGCAAGGATCATGTCAATAGAATTATTCTTTTTGCTGCGTGCGAAAATCGATGTCAACAGTGAGCTAATCTCTGTCTCCGATATTTTTATATCTTCTTCTATCAATCTTAATCTAAAATATAACTTAACCCATGCCTTTTGTCCATAGTTAGACGTTGCATTCGCGGTATTAACAAGGGATCTTTTAAATTTCTTTATCTTAAGAGTCCCCGGTGATGCGGCACCGAAATAAGCGCTGTTTTTGGCGCAATTATTATTAAAAACCACTTCAGGGCGGGTTGTCTGCGGGGTTCTTATGACGTAATGGTTATAAAATGTAGCCGCATGCTTGATTAATAAATCAAGGTCCAGCAGGGACGTTTTAGTGTACCACTTATCAAAAAGACTCTCTTTAGTAATATCATTTGCATTCATGAATTTATGCATTCGAGGGGAGGAGATATCTGCGATAAGCCTCCATGGAACATCGCGATCTATTACAAATCCAAAATGTTTAGCGACATTTGAAAACATAGCGAAATTCGGATTTTGATAAAAGTCATTAACTTTTCTCCCTTCATTCGCTTTATCAATGCTCTCTATTTCCAGAGCAAGGCCTCCATTGACAGGGTTCGCGTAAACACTTCGTGTGAAGCCGGTCCTTGTTATTGGTATTTCTTCAGCAACCTGATACGAAAAATCGGCAAAATGAGTCATAAACTCATTAAAATCTTTTATTTTATCAATAAGCCCCCGCGAATTAAGGTATTCGGTGAGGGCATCAAAATAAATTTGCATGTGATTTTCATGAGAATTAGTAATATTAATATAACCTCTTTTGATATTCAAATCCACTAAAGCATTCGCTCTAGAACTAACCTTGTTATGTTGCTTCGCTACATTATAATAAATTGTCATGGAATCAAACGCATTTTTAACAAATCTTGGCACAAATACAGGAGTTGGCCCATCACTAGTCAAGGCCAGAAATCCATTATCAAGGTTGTCCTGATAAGACCCGACTAAGTTTACTGTGTCGAAATTAAAGTCAACAAGGCCATAAAATCTGTAAATTCCCCATATTGAAGAAACGTTATCCGTATCTCTATTGAATAGATATTCCATTTCTTCATTTTGTCTAGAGAAGAAAGCACTTCCTGCCTTCATCCCGTCCTTATACATCTTTGATTTTATATCAACCACATTAAGACACTCCTGCCTCATAATTAGCTGTCAATGTTGTTTTAAAACCCCCTGCTGGGTCTATGCTGCTCTTTACCTTCGTAACAACATAATATCCTCCTATGCCAAGAGCAGAAGCGATTTTTTTGGGACTCGTGGTGGACCCTACTGGGTTCCCAAAAGGTGTTCTGATGCCGGGGAAGTTGGGAGCGATATACACAATCATCCCTGGGTAGAATATCGTATTGCCGAATAGTTCAATTTCAGCATTGTGAAATTTTAACATCCTTCTTGCAGAGCTTTCGCTGTCATTCTCGTTTAACATTGCGTCCGCTGCTTCTTGAAAATATGGGATATCGTTGCCTTTGAATTTAATTGTTCTTGTTAGTCCTCTATTGTATCCGGTGCCAAGTTGTATAATCTTGCCAGATTTTAGCTCCGCTTTGAACTTATCTACGGCTTTTGAAGTAGTTTTGGAATCAATGTACAAATAATAATAAGAAGTAAGATTTTGAACTTTAGTATTAATACTTTCCTTCAATTTTATGTTCATCGCTGCGTACCTCTTCCCTTTTTTCAGCGTATCCCTAGAACTACTATTGTATACTTGCCCCTTGATCGTATAGAGGTCCCCCGCCTCGTCGTCTAGGCAAGCCGCTCCCATTGCCGGCAACACGAGGGAGTTCAACATGCTTTGAATAAAATTGCCAACACCATAAGTGACCTTCCCGCTTTCCATAATTTCGGTTAGGTACCAGTAAGTAAATAAGTCTAATGACACCGGCAAATCCGCAATCGACATAGTATCATCATTAAATGGACTGCTCGGTGAATCTGTAAACGCCGGTCCTACAATTACTTTAAATTTTTTTAAGAGTGGGTTTTTAATTATTGATCTCGGGCTATAAACTCTTTTTAGGACCGCGTTCAGAATGGCGCCAAAGGTGACAAAATGAATGTTATAAGAACCACCCTCTCCAAATCGACCTTCAAACCCCCCTGCTTCGGGGAAAGTGCCCCTTTTTGAATCTATGTTTCGTGATCTGTTCCTAAAAGTTTTATTCGTCGCGCTTATCAAGTTATCTCCAATTTTTTGTTGTTCTGACGTTTTAAGAGATTGTACCGTAAACCCAGAGATATCTTTATCCATTATTTTGTCCGTTTTTCTAAGAGAAGGGGTGAGTCTTTTATTCACACTTTTAGTCTGATAATGTACTATGCTGCTCTTCGGTATGGTCACCTTATGCACGAAATCCTCTTTAAATATTTCTTCAAGCAGCCCATCATGATTTACAAGTTGCCCTTGTTCAAGTAAACTATTAACTTGACGATGCAACTGTCGAGCGACTTCTGTAATAAAATCATCATTCTCTTTTTGCGCGGCGGCGGTTTGGGCATTAGTGTTATAGCGGGGTCCACGTTTTGCGACATACGATTCAAGGGAATCCTCGGCGGCCTTATCAAGCGTCGTCGTGTTAACAGACCCGCCGGCGCCCGCGCTGACGAGGGCCGACATAAACATAGTTTTTGCCATAGATGAAAGAGTCCCGGTGGAAGTGTCGGCGCCAATACCCTTGCGGATCTCCTCCTCCCCGAAAATCAATTTTATCTTTTTGCTGCGCTTGTCCTTCTCTTTCATCTGATCACGTAGATACTTTGTCACGTCTACCTTAAGTTCATCTATATTCTCACCGGAGGCGGGGCTTAAAAATATATCAAAGTTCAAATTAGAAAGAGCATTGTTTAGCCACCCCCTGTATTCCACAAAAACTTTCAAAGAGCCGTCTTCGTTTACTTCATAATTAAAATTAACAACATTCATGAAAATGCTTAGCTTTGCAGATTTGGCAGCTTTAGCAATTTCCTTTGCTTTAAGCGGCCCCACAATAGATTGAATATTTATAGGAGGTTCCCACCCGACAACCGCTTTGATGACGAAAGGGGCTCTACCGGCAGGATATGCCGCCAAATCAGAGTAACTATACTTATAGCGACCTTTCTTGAATTCCGCAATGAAATCGGATACTGTTTTAAAAAAATATGTAGCATTGCAAACTAAAATTTTATCCGCCGTCGCGTAGTCCTGGCCTTCGAAAGAAAAAGAAAATGATTCTATGCCTGCGTCGTCACCGCGAGCACGCCTTCCCATGGTTAGGGCGGAAGGATCTCGGAAATCATTATGAGTGCCAAACCTAAAATCTACGGTCGTTGTCTCTTTGGGGTTGTCACCAGAAGAAACAAAAACTTTTTGCAAGGCGATTTTCGGAAGAAGAAGTGACATTTCAGTAGAATCTAGATCAACAAAGGCCTTTTGAGATCTTTTATAAACAAGGTTATTGGTGGCTATAAAGGGCTCTCCCTGAACAGAAACAAAATGTTCGTACGCATCGTCGTCCGCAAGGTCAGGATTGCGGGCAGTCCGAGGGGCCATATCGCCTTTTATTTTTTTAAAATTTGAAGTTAGAAAGCATTGATCTTGAAATCTTCTTTCTTTTTCAAGAACTTCACTCGGTATTTCATCCTCCGAATCCTTTAATTCAATATCTCCAACGGCTGTGGCTGGCCCCTTCGTCGCCAAGGCGGCTGCGGGCGAAGCTTTAATCACGGTTTCTATAGAATCTTTATGGACCTTCGCTTCGTTTCGTTTAGTTTTTATTAAGTCTATATAATTGGATATATAGGTCCCCTTCGCTATCGCCGTATTTAGGACCTGGAGCCATCGGCGTCCAGCGAGCGACCCTCCTGCAAGCTCGCCTATAACTGCGCCATTGGCGCCAACACCACTGTCCGGAACTGCGTTAATGCCCTCCAAAAGCGAATCTAGGTCCACGCCGGCGCGGGTGCCGGCGAGTGTCTTAAGCTCATCCATGGCCTTCAGGGACTCAAGAGCCTCGTAGGTTATCATCGCGTCGGGGTTGAGGTTCCACTCGCCTGCGCCGTCGGAGACTGCTTCGTCCGAAAAGATCCAGGCTGGGTCGTCGAAGGTGCTGCCGATGGAGTCCGTTATAGCATTCCAGATGGTCTCCAAACCCCCCTGTTCGCTCCCAACTTCTTTTTTGATAAATTCATAAAATTTAAACCTCTGGAAAGGCTTGCCCCTTGCGGAAAGATCTCCATAAAGAGCCAAATGGCTCTTTGCGGCTATTTTAAAAGATTGTAGGCGTACATATAAAGAAAGGCGCTCCTCGCTCAGCCATTCATCGGCAATCCTATCGTATTGTCTCTTTTTCTCGATTATCTCCTCTTTAGCTTTCTTTCCGTCTGGGTGGCCTTCGAGGGCGGTCATAATTGAGTTAGCTTTGTTCCCTAGAGAAACTAGCTTCAAGGCCTCACGAAGCGTCTCCTCCTTGCGGGCTTCAACCACGCCTCCCGTCCCCGCCGGGCCGGCTGTGAGGGTCCCTAGATCATCCGCAGTTCCTGCCATGTCAAATTCTCCCTTGGGGTCGGGTTCTTTCTATTCTTAAAAACATTTTATATACCTAATTCTTCGAGCATTAGATCTAAATTCAATGGTATAAGGACGGTATCACCAAGATTCAAATGCGATTCTGTCGGTTTCTTATTAAAAAATGCTATAATCCACCAGAGTTCCTGATCTCCGTAGTGTTTATAAGCTAGTTTGTAGTATCTGTCGCCCGTTCCCCATATATGACGCATCACATTTAATTCAGCAAATTGTTTTGCATCGGGATATTCCAATATAGGAGTTTTATATATTTTTAAATTTTTAATGTTTCTCTTGTCAAGAAAAGATTTATAATAATTTTTTAAAACTTCAATAGTTTGTCTATTTGTGTATCTTAAGCCCATTTAGTTGCCACTCCCTTTATCCTTAACGGAGTTCAATATCGACGGTGACGCCCCACTGTCGCTGCCGCGTCCAACGGTGAACACGGTTGCATCCAATTGGGTGTAGACGGCGGCGCCTCCATCTTTGTCCACCGTTTCGATCATTCTATCAGAAGTTGAACCTTCTACCCTATATGGATAGGATTCCTCAAAGAATTTATTTTGGCTATCAGCGTCTTCTTCGCCACCCCATCCGAGATCATGAGTATGTAGTACATGCATTGTGCATCTCATTTGAATATTTTTTGCAAACAATGATCGTTCAAATGTAAAAAATCCACTTTCCGTAACAGGAGAGTGGGTAAATCCATCAATAGTGCAGACAAGGCCCCCGACCTCCGCGTTACTAGATCCTCCCGACACCGATGCATCTGTTATTAAGTTCATAAATTTAACTTTAAATATTGGGGCCGTTTGTATTCTTTTTTTATTGTCGCTGCCCGCATATGAGGGATAAAGCATTTTGATTAAAAGAGATAATTTAAGTTGATTCTCCACTGCTTCTTCTACAGACCCGGCTAATATATCCCATCCTAAGTTGATAGTTCTTTGTGTATGTTGGAACGTATGTATAGGGTCCATTTTACCAAAAACTGGTGTTCTTTGCCACTTACTGGTGTACGCATCTTCGTATTGAGTCAAAAAGGATTTAAATTTAACAAACCTCTTGCTGGGTACTTGATAAAATTCTATAACCTGCCCGCTATTTGCGAGACTCTCGCTGGCGTCTGCGCTCCATTTAAAACTTTTTGGATCTTGTGCCATTTAATTATTCCCCTAACTCATGCCATTGGCTTTTAAGCCTATGTTGGTAAGTGCTTTTGATATCCTCACTGTTTCTTCTGCGCTAAATGACAAGTTCAGGGTGGCCGTGTCAACAGTGTACGATTCCG